TCACTCCAAGGCAAATACGACGACTCAGTGAAGAGCTAGCAGAAGCTGGCCTCATTGAATTCGAAAGAAGTGGAAAGATGCGATCTGTGTATTCTTATCAAGTAACCGAACTTGGCTGGGACGTATTCTATCTATTCGTCAAAAATAATGACAAAAGCATTCCTCCTCCGCCTGTGGGTAAAATGTGGGAATCGAAAAAACCGCCTAAAAACAAAAAAATGTCCGCTCTGGAATCTCCTAAATCCCCAATGATTCCGGTACCCGTAGAAAAAAATGTCCGCTCTAATATCCATACCAGAAATAAAGATATTAATATTAATAACCATACGCGTTGGGCTCCTGTGGATAAAAAATCCTTGGTTCAACCGATTTCGTCCTTCGTAAATTTCAACATGGAGAGAGAAAAGATGTCACAACCCATCGCTGAAGAGCCAAAATCCTGCCCACAGCCTTCGGTGCCACCCGGGATAATGTCGGGGAAAATCGACTGGAATGCGAAGCCGATTGACTTAGACGGCCCTCCAATGGATATTTTATTATCTTCGTCTGATACCCAGACTCGAGGTAGCACCATCCAGCTCGGCAAGCCGAACTATCGAGCCTCTGATGCGCCAAAGGAGAATTGGAAGTCGGACACCCAAACAAAACCCACCTACTCGGTAAAAGAATCTGTACTTTCGAGCTCAATATTTTTCATGATTTCTCAGACGGAGTTTTCTAACGCAGACAAGATTACGCTCCAGAACATTCTTCGAAACTTTGAGGCAGACGAGGCGGTTAAGGTAAAAATAATAAACGACATGGTCGAGCGTGTTACCAATGTTAGAAAATCGGGACATGTAGTCACTAATTTCCAATTGATGGCTAAAAGCTTGGTGAATTCAGAAATAAGGAGTCAACGAACTAAAAAGTTATCCCCAATTTCTGTGGGTAACTAAGGAGGATACATGGAAGGTTGGGATGAAAAGGGAATGCATCGTAAGGCGCATGACTCAACATTAGAGAAGATCACTCGCTACAAGATAAGATACGGTCTAGAATTAGATGAGGATTTAGAATACAGCATTATATTTCATAAAGAATACGACCGAATTCGTAAGTATTATCAAAGGAAACACGTGCAGAGACCACAATCACAACGAGTAGGTTACAAAACGTCACCGACTGAGTTATGATAGAAATGACGATAGCGATTAAATGGAGAGCACCTTGAAACACGAAGAATCTTTAATGCAAATGGAGGTCCTTCGTTGGTTCAAGCTTCAGTATCCACACCTAGCACGATTATTAATAGGTTACCCAGCAGGCATTAACCTTGGAGTAACAGCTAGGATTAGAATGAAGGCTATGGGGCTAACCGCAGGTGTACCAGACCTTCAACTATTGCTGCCAAGAATTTATCCTCTAAAGCTTCTGGCTGAAAGTGGGATGTATTTTATAAATGAAAAAAGATTTTGTCCTGGGCTCTTTATAGAGCTGAAGACAGAAGATGGGAAGCTGTCGCAAATTCAAAAAGAATACCATGAGATATTACGTAGTCAGCGTTATACCATTGTCACATGTTATAGCTTTGAAGAGGTGGTAGTTGAGATTAAAAAATATTTAGATGGGTACAACCCATCCGAAATGGAAATAGCAAATGCATATCGATGAAGAACTTGAGAACATAGAAAAAAAGATTCATTACTTACTTTGTAAGAATGGATTTACGCAGCCTGATGTAGCTGATTACTCAGCCGAAAGGATGCGACATTATTATGCTGCCAAAAGAAGGTACCAACAGAAGTTTGACTTATACCATGCCGAGATTGCAGCTGGACGAATTGAGGTTTAATCTGTAATGAAATGTTTGGTTTGCGAAAACGAGGTTCTTTATAGCGAACGAGGAACTAAAAAATACTGCACGCCAAAGTGTCGAAATAAGTTTTCGGATTTAGCCCAATATAAACATGAAAAAATATGCCTACAGTGTAAGACGGCTTATGTTGGAAAAGAAAAGCAAAAATATTGCACTCATCATTGTTCAACCCGAGCAAAGAAAAACAATTTATCTGAAGCACTTAAATATTATAAGGAGATTAACCATGTCGATCATGAGAACTAAAATGCCAGTCGCAAAAGAAAACCAAAAGGTCATCCCTGTTCAAAAACCGCACAAGAAAGTGCAGTCAGTAAAAGTGTCAGCCTCTAAAGCAAAAGCTATGACTAAAAAGAATTAACCGCCCTACTCCCATATTCCATGAGCTATTTGGTACGAAAAGTGAAACCTCTTGTGCTGGATAGATTGGGAGTAGGGGGGTTATTTATGGTATTATGATGTTAAGCTAACTTTAAACTAATTAAGTACGAAGGTAAACTCTTGCCATACCCCTCAGTCTATAAAGATGATTATCCAGAGCGTCTTGTGAACATTCTCAAGCAAGGAAACACCCTTGTAGCGTTTTGTGCTGAGGTAATGGTTAGCAAGAAAACGCTTTATGATTGGCTAGAGCTCCACCCAAAATTCAAAGAAGCCTATGAGCTTGGGATGGCACTATCTGAGCAGTATTGGATAAAAATGGGTGAAGAGAACGTAGATAACCCAGACTTTAATTATAATCATTACGCCTTCCAGCTTGGATCTAGATTTGGTATAAGCAAAACCAGAAAAGCTAAAGCTAAGAAGGTTGCGCCCAGCGGAAAGGCTATTAAGAACCCTAAGAACCTGTTAGAGAGGTTTAATAACGCGATTCTAGATTACCCCGATGGAGAAATATCAATTGAGGAACTAGAAAAACTTGCCACATCATTTGGGAAAATGGCCGACATTAAAGAACGAGAAGACATCGCAGCTAGAGTGGCTGAGATTGAAGCATCAATGAAATAGAATAATTAAAGGGAAAATATGATTTTAAAAACTGACGCAGAAAAAAGATACTTACTAACAGCAATGTGGAACCTAAAAGATTGGTTTCTTGGAAAGAACGACCCAGCATCCAGAGAGTATCAGGCTTCAGAAGACTTTAATATGTACTGTAACGTCGCCGGAATGGTAGACAGACTGAAAAGAGAGATTGAAATTAGGGAAAAAGAAAAGGAAAGCACAAGCATTGCTGACCAAGCAGAACACCTAAGAGAATATATAAGTATTCTTGAGAGCAACTTAAGGGCGTTTATGTTTCAAGACGCTGACAGGGCTGAAGTTAGCTCTGAATCAACCGGTGGCGTTGAATACTTATCCATGAAAATAGATGAGTGTGGACTTGGGACAGCCATTAGAAATGTATTATGGTGTGAAGATATATTAACAGTCAAAGATCTTGTGTTAAAAACTGAAATGGATCTTTTAAAGCTTCCTAATTTTGGAAGAAAATCACTTAGAGCTATCCAAGATTTCTTAAACCCTAGAAAGCTTTACCTTGGAATGAGACGTTCTGACGATTCCTAAGGACAGATAAATGACAGAAAAAACAAAATTAGATTATTGCGGTCTATCTCATTTTTTATTAAGAGAAGCAATTAAGTTAACAGACGATTTTGTGTTCGATATAAACGAAGAGAATGGACCAGTGCCATTTTATTCCTGTGGCCATGAAGAACTAATATCCAAGCATAGAAGAATAGGCCAATTCTTAAGGTATGCAGCTAAAGCCTATGATTTATGGGAATTTGATCTACAAAAAGATGCCGAGAGTAAACCTAAAAAGGATTGAGAAGCTTGAAGAGCTTATTAAAGGTGAGAAGCACATTGAACTGGTCGTGGTCGATGGTGAAACAAATACCGTCATACTTACAAAGCAAACAGGACCACGAGTATCAACTAGGCTTATCGTTAGAATATAGAGAAAGGACGTTCTTTGTAGTATTCACACCTGCTGACAAATATCTTTGGTCCCCATTCTTAAAGCGTGACTTCACCCACTGTTATGTCATTGAAAAGCTAGAGCTCATCTGGATTATGTGCGACCCAACTAGGGTAGGCCTCAATATCGTGATGCCTTATTGCACTTCAGAGCATCCTCTAATCGAAAACATGATGATCCTATCTCCCGAGATGAGAGTTCTGGAAGTTGTCACCTCTGGTCAGGTGGGCAGCTTCCTTCTAAAACCCAAGATTCTGTCATGTGTATCGGTCGTTCAGTACGTAACTGGCATAAGCTTCTTTTGTATCACACCTTACTCTCTTTTTAAAAAACTGCTAAGATGTAAACATCAGAATTTAAAATCGGTCAGGGAGATTGAAAGGATATGAGTTCAGGTGCAAGCAAAGCGAGAAAAGATGCAATGAGTGCCGCAGCCTCAGACAAGGCTTTAAGGCTAAAGGCAGAAGAGCAACTCAGAAGAGACCGAATGAAGACTCAAAATCTTTTCATTCGACAGCTTCGAGGGGCACAAGGTGGCGGATTCTTTGGTGCTGGTCCTAGCGATACGCTGGGGTAGACATGTACAAAACTAAAAAAGAAGGACGCCGGGACGAAACTTCCCAGTATCTTCTAAAGAGACGCGAGCGCTCCATGGGTGAAAAAGCCAATTGGCGCAGCCTAATGGACCAAGCATACTCTTTAGCTCTCCCAAATCTCAATCCCTACCGATTACAGACGCCTGGCTCTAACATGGCTTGGAACGTCTATGACTGCACACTTGAATTAGGGCTAACCAAGTTCGTAAACCGAATGATTAACGCCTTGGTTCCATCAGATATTAGCTGGGTTAAATTAGTTTCAGGTCATTTGATCCCAGAAGAAGAACGAGAAGAGACTGATTTAGCTCTACAAGAAATTACTGATACCTTCTTTTTCTACCTAAGACAGTCAAACTTTGACCTCGTAATACATGAAGCCTTTACTGATATGGCTATTTCCCTTGGAGTAATACAAGTAAACGAGGGGCCGGACGATGACCCTTTGCTGTTCTCATGCATTCCAAGCGCCTATGTTGGCATTGAGACAGGCCCTAGAGGAGAAATAAATGCATTTTTTAGGGACTGGTTCTGCGTTCATGAATATCACTGTATTGAGCTTTGGGGTGAGGATTTTGTGGTTCCAGAAAGTATCAGGAAGCATGATGGTGAAGACCTCTACATGGATTTGTATGAACTCACCTACTACGACTATAAAGATAGAATCTACAAGTACTTCATAATTGAGAAGAGCACATCAGAGATTTGCTACAGAAAAGAAAGTGTTTCGTGGGAATGGATAGGCTTTAGATGGTCAAAGCTGGCAGGGGAGGACTATGGACGGGGTCCTGTTCTTTCAGCCCTACCATCTGCTGCTACCATTAACAAGGCGATGCAGGACGAGTTGGCTTTGGCTGCCTTGAAGTGCGCGCCTCCGTTGATGGCTGTGACTGAAAACATCATCAACCCCTATACTTTTAAGATAGCTCCCAACGAAATTATCCGAGTTATGCCCGGAACAAATGGCGAATGGCCGTTACAACCGTTTCCCGTCGGTGGTGATATCCAGTTCGCCTCCCTTATTGTTGGTGATTTAAGAAGCCAAATAAACGAAATCATGATGGCGATGCCACTTAACCTGCCTCCAAAAGGTCCGGTTAGAACTGCAACCGAAGTAGCCATGACTCAAAATGAGCTCAGAGAAAATGCTGGTGCCCAGTTCTCCCGCGTTCAGAAAGAACTATTCGATCCTCTTGTGAAGAGAGTGCTTTGGATTTTACAAAAGAAAGGCTTTGTCCAACCATTATCGATTGATGGAAAGGCTGTTTCTCTTAACTATACAACGCCACTAATGCTCTCAAAAAACCAAGTCGATTTAGAGAAAATGATTCATTGGTTCGAAGTTATGTCAGGCATGTTTACGCCTGGTGTGGCCATGAATGCTTTAGATGCCGCCAAGATGCCCAGATGGATTGGTGAAAAGCTAAATGCAGATTTAAGTTTAATAAAGGACGAGGGCGACATTATCGCTCTCATGCAACAAGGTCAAGAACTAGCGGAGCAAGCAATTGAGCAACAACAATCAGGACAACCTCAGCCCCAGGAGCCCCTCAGCACCGGCCTACAGTAAAGAACAATTAGACTACATGTCTCTTTGTTACGGAGCCTTCAAGATAAATAGAGAAGGTAAAGAATGGCTCGCTACTATAAAAGAGTCATTAATAGAAAGGCTGGCTGTTGCAGATCCAGAAAAAGATGCTAACCATGCCTTCTTCAGAGAAGGCCAAAACTCAATGGTTCGAGGCATCGAGCAGAACATTCGTTTGTACGAAGACCATCAAAAAAGAACCAATCAATCGGGGGATTAATGTTAGAAAATGAGAATCCAACACCTGTGGCACAAGAAGAGAAACCACTGTCGCCCTCGGAAGCATATGAAGCATCTCAACTCACCAGCTTCTTTGATACTGCATCTCCGGTTGCAGATATGGCTGCTGAAACAGAAGCGCAACCAGCTGGTGACAGTGGCGAACATACTCCTGAATGGTATTTTAGTGAGAGTCTCAAAGGAGACGGCCCCCGACCAGCATGGCTCAAAGACAAATATAAGTCTGTTTCCGACCAAGCTTCGGCCTACAGCGAACTTGAAAAAAAACTAGGGGAGTTCAAAGGAGCTCCAAAAGATGGATACAAGCTAGACGACATAGAAGGATTAGACGTCAATGACCCGCTGCTCCAGAAGTTTTTGCCAAAGTTCAAAGACATGAATATGTCTCAGGACGCGGTGAAGGCCCTGATTAATGAGTTCTCTAGCTATAAGACTTCTGTTTCCACGGTTGACGTCAAAGAGGAAATCAAAAAGTTAGGCCTTGAAGGTCAAGACATGATTAACAAGACTAACCAATGGATGTCTAATAACCTAGACCCTGAAGTTGCCGACACGATTAAGTCTTGGATTCATACGGCTGAGGACATGAGAGCACTAAATGCGCTTAGATCCTTCCAGCCTTTGAGTCGTGTGCCTAGCAATTCAGATATGCAAAGTGCTATAGCTTACGAGAGCCTCAAAGAAGTTAAGAACGAGAAAATTAACAATTGGAATAAATATCAAGAAGATGCAAATTATAGGAACTCGGTCAACGAGAGAATGGAAAAAGCATTTAATCGAGAAGAAGCACTTAGAAAGAGATAGTTGACTTAATCTAAAATTGAGTCTAGTATTTAATTATCAAGACCCGAAAGGACACTCTTGTTTATTTGTAAGTAGATAAGCAGGCCCAATCTTTCGGGATACTCCATAAAAATGGACCCCGTTAAAAGACCGGACACCCTAGAAAGTGAACAATTTTTTAACAACCCAATTTTTATGGAGAATCTCCCATGTCTATTTTTGTCACCAATGTCGCCGTTACCCAGTTTGAATCCGACGTCCATGCCGAGTTCCAAGCCAAAGGTTTTAGAACAAGAAATTCTATTCGTCTACGTAATAACGTAGTTGGCGCAACTCTAAGTTTCCCAGTTTCATCACAAGGTATTGCTCAACAAAAAGCACTTCAGGCTGACGTTGTTCCTATGAACATCGAGTACACACCTGTTCCTGTGACTTTAACTAACTGGCATGCTTCTGACTACTCAGATATCTTTGCACAAGCTGAAATCAACTTTGACGAACGCATGGAGCTTGTTAAGACTTCAGCTATGTCAATTGGTCGCCGCATGGACCAAATGGTTATTGATGCCCTTGATGCTGCTACTCCTGCAACGATTATCGTTGACGGCGGTACCAACTTCACCTACGACAAACTTCGTGCAGCTATTGCTGGTCTTCATGCAAATAACGCAGGTGACGGTGGTATTTACTGCTTAATCTCTGCTGAAGCTGAATCACAATTACTAGATGAAGAACAATTAACATCCTCATTCTTTGTTAACCAAAAAGTTATTGAGAATGGTGGTTTGCAAGGCCTTAAACTAGCTGGCGTTAACTGGATTGTAATCGGCAACATGACTGAAGGTGGATTGCCAAAAGCTGGAAACATCCGTCAATGTTTCATGTATGACAAGCAAGCCATCGGCATGGGTATCGGTATCGATTTCAGAACTGAAATCAACTATGTGCCTGAGAAATTATCATGGTTAGTGTCTTCATTATTCAAAGCAGGCGCGGTAGCAATCGATCCATTAGGTATCGCTCAAATCGCGATTGATGAAACTGCTTAACAAATAGAAAAGGAGAACTATCATGGCTTTTGTACTTAATCATTTTAATAACACGTCGGCTGGCAAGGGCGATGCGCCAAAACAGTGGGCATACCAAAGTTCAACCGATGCGATTACCACAATCGATGACTCTGGCTACTTCAATACAGTGGTCGGCTATCTAAGATTGGGCGATATCATCTATATTAAAGACTCAACAAACGCTGTAAGTCAAAGAACTGTTAACTCAGCGACTGGCGTTACTCCTGTTACTACGATTCCCTATGTGTACACAGGAACAATTGCCACGGCTGATATTGCCGATGGTGCGGTAACAGCGGCTAAAATTGCAGCGGCTGTAGCTGGAGCTGGTTTGATGGGCGGAGCTGGAACAGCATTAGCGGTTCAAGTCGACGGAACAACCTTAGAAATCCCAGTTGATACACTACAAATTAAAGATTTGGGTGTCTCAGCTGCTAAATTAGCGGTTTCTGTTCCTAGAACGACCTCAGTTACTGTAACTGCAGCTCAATTCAACGGAATGTATGCCGCTCCTAAGCTTTTGGTAGCTGCGGGGGGAGCAAATACACTTCACATTGTTCACGATGTAGCTTATGAGGTTGACTTTGTAGCTGCTCAGTTCGCGTCCGGAGGAGCTGTTGCAGTTCAGTACGACAGCACTGTAAACGGTGCCGGTACTGCAGCGTCAGCCACTATTGCTGCCGCAACATTTAACGGATTTGCAGCTGATTCAACCATTGGTGCAGTTGGTGCGTTAGCCAGTGCGGCCAGCACAACGACTGTTAATAAAGGCCTTTATCTTTCCAATGCCACCGGTGCCTTTACGACCGGGGACTCAATAGTTCACGTTCATATCACCTACTCAACCGTAACAACCGCTGTTTAGGAGATAAAAAATGGCTTTTAGTCTAGATACATTTGAAGGAGTGAGTTCAGGGGCGGCCGGTGCCCCCAAACTCTGGGAATATAGAACGGCCGATACCGTCGCATCTGTTGCTGTGGATGGTTATTTCAATGAAATCTCAAACATGCTTAACCTTGGAGATTTAATCTACATTGTGGCAGTTGATGGAATTGAGCAAAGAACGGTCATTACTGCAATAAGTGTCGAGCCTGTTGTGACGGGTGGATTTGTCTTTAGTGGAT